CGTGAGACTCTGGATGTTGCGCTTTGCATCATCAATGTTTGGACCGTACTCAGCAGTGAGTTTATTCGCCTCAGAACGCTCGTAGTCGGAGACATCACCCGGAAAGTTTGAGTCATACGTCGAAAGCTCCCCAGTACTCCCTTTACCGTAGCTTTTTGTACTACGGCCTTGAAGTTTTGCGAGAACTAGGTCATTGATACCAATTTTACGTCCCACAGCCGTGTGGTAGTTACGGAATAGAGACATACCGAACTTAGTACCGTCTGCCTCTTTTGGCTTGAATGAATCGAAATATTCCCCTGTCTTTGCATCGTAGATTAGGTTAGGTACTTTAATTTCTTCGAGGACTGCGTTGATATCGCCTGTTTTGAGAGGCTTACCCTTCGTGTCTACCCAGATCTTTCCAGTGGTTTCGATCTGATCTTTGAACTCACGAAGCTGTTGCTGTAGCATCGAGTCTGCGATATCATTTAAGGGAACAGAAATTGGGTTACCCTTCGCGCCAGTAACTTCTGGTCTGATGTATAGAGCACCCTTACTTGGGATGTATTGTCCTGTTGTTACGCCGATGTTTGCGTTGGGGCGGAAGCCTGTATTCAAACCAAATAGAATGGCCCGTACGTGGGGTTTCTTGTCTGGATTAGCCGCGGCGTAGTCCATGAGCTCTTGAATATACTCTTTGCGTACTTCAGGGTCAGTGTTGACCTGAAGAGTAGAGACAGCTTTTGGTGGTTCTTTGACACCAAAGAACTCTTGAGCTATCTTAGGAGTGTTCTTTTCGTTAGAAATGAGGAAAGGGGGAGGGTTTGTATCGTATGCGTTGTACAGACGGTTACTCAGGTAGCGCATGTTCTTTAGCGCACCTTTTACGGCGTTCTCTGAAGATTTCCCTTGAGCATCCTTTAACGCTTGACGCGCTAGAGAAAGCTGACCCTCTTCTTCTGCAAAGAAAGCCAAAGCCGGCTGATCTTTATACTCTTTCAGGATAGTGCCCAGATTCATGGGGTTTACTAGTTCCTGTTCTTCAGAGTAGATACGTGCAAGATCACCTAGGGTGACTGTATTAGGATCAAATTCTGCCATTTAGTATCCGAAGGTTGCATCCTGTGGTTTAAACGTGCTATTCTTGATGTCGTTCAGAGATTTGTGGATGGAGACATATCCAGATGTTCGTGTCATCAGCATGTAGCGCAGTGCATCATATGCGTGATCTTCTGCTTTTGTATCTACATCTTCCGAGTTCGTCTTGGATAGAGGAATACCAGCAAGTTGTTTTATTATGTTTGTGCACGTGTTAAAAAACTTAACTGTAGGCTCACCTGTGAACTGGTTATCCCCAAGCCGGCTGTGGATTTCCATCTTACCCGCTATACGGTTACTGTCTGAGGGTGTCCAACGACAGCCTGACCGTATCATCGTTTCGGCTATGGAAGGACCGTATCCTGTACGGTTCCAGCAAGATTTATCGAGCACGGCATAGTGAGGCGCGGGGTCCCACTCCTCTAATTCTATTATTTTAGCGGCTAATTGTTCCGCTGTAAAGTGTTTTACGTAAAGTTCTCGATAGACCCATATGTTGTTGTCCCAATCGATTGCACCCCAGAGTACGCACGAAGGGCTTGCGTAGCCGTAGTCGGCCGCTCTGATTCGAGGCCAATTTGTTGGGAGCTCGTAAGGATCGACAACGTGCTTGAGCTTGTTAAACTCTGGGAATGCACAACCTTCTGCAACGTCCCAGTCCCCCTCGAGTAAACGCTTTCGCTCCACTTCTGGGAGAGAGAGGAGCATAGCTTCGTACTGTCCGTCCCGCATGAGGTACGGGTTGTCGGTGAGCCGTGCTGGGATGAACTTTCGCCAGTACAGCGGCCTACCTGCCTTTTCATGTCCATCCGGGTATACGTATGGCTTTCCCGATTCCATGTCGGATGGAACGAAGGGCTTACCGGCTTCTCCTTGGTCGATGTACATTTTTTTGACCCACCAGCCGCCAACGCCGCCGGGGTTAGCTGTACATCGCATTGAGAGGTTTTGGGACAACTCCTCGTCGGTACTCCGTAGACGGGACCGAAGGTATTCCCATACATAGGGTGTGGGATACTGAGTGACCTCATCGATGGCTATCCAATTAAATGCCTGTCCTTGGTATCTGGTTACGTCTTTATCTTTATCGAGGTAGGAAAACCATATAGTAGCCCCAGAGGGGAAGACCCACGTCGACTTACTTTCACGGAATGTGGCACCGGGAAACGCTTTGGGATACAGTTGTTTCGACTTTGATATGAGTTCAGTCAATTCATCGAGAGTACGGCGGAGAAGAAGCCCACGGTGGTTGCCGTTGTGACAATAACGGAGAGGATCAGCAAGAAGAGCGAAACTCTTTCCACCTCCTGCCGCCCCGCCGTACAGAACGTCCTGTTCAGGGGCACTAAGAAACTCTTCTTGAGGTCCCCCATTAGGTTGGAATACAATTTCAGACTCACCAACGAGGTCTGAAACAGCTTTCGGTAATTCATTCAGGTCTCCTTGGTCGATTACTCTGGATTTCTCGCCCTTTAGGGCTGTTTCGACCTTGGAGGCGGCTTTTTCTCGTACTGATGCACGATATGCTTGTTTTGTAGCGGCGGCTCGTTTCTTTTCCGCCTCTTTCTTAGACCGTCTTATCGATGCTTGAGTCGCTCGACGCGCTTTTTCCGCAGTAGAGAGATTGTAGCGGCTTTTGGGTGCATTCGGGTCTTTTTTTGGGCGTCCCGGCTTGCGTTTTGGCTGTTCTTCAAGCGTTTCCGTCAATTTCTACAACCATCTCTTTCTTCGGGGGGAGTAGTACCACCCCATGTACAGCTTGGACGTTGACATTGTGAGTCTCCTGTTTCCCGAGACCCACTCGGTTGAGGAGAGATTCGGCGGCTTGGAGCCGTATGTTATCTCCACGCTCAATTTCCGGGGCGTCAATGGTCGCGACGAGCTTATTCGCGGCTTTAAGAGCACCACCTGCAAGAATATTCCGTGCTCCTTCGATAATTTCGTCGGCAAGAGACTCTTTAAGGTACCCGATGGAACCTTGCGAATAACCTGACACCTCGCAAGCCCTCGAGAAGTTGCCGCCGTTCTCGAAGAGTGCGGTAAGGAAAGCTTGCTGTTGGTCGGAGAGTTCACGTTTCTTCCGTTGCTGGGGGAGGAGGTTCATGGTTTTACCATATATATGTAATAAAAAGTGTACGTGGGGGCCCTTGGTCTCGGAACTTTGGTTCACATGGACTATAAAAGTTGATTTCCCCTGCCATTTCGGCCCCGGTACAAACCCATTATGGGTACTAAAAATAAATTTTGTCAAGTATCTACTGATTTTATGGAAGAAAAAAATATTTTCCGTAGCTATTGACGGATAGCGATACCGACGGTACAATGGAATTGTAGGTTCCGCAGGGGTATATACACTACACACCCCCAATCTACCACCTGCCCCATAGCCCTGACAGTACCCCCTGCTGTCGGGGCTTCTTTTTGCCCGTCTGCTTACCATTGGGCAAGCCGTCGGGGTACCCCAATGGTAAGCCGTCGTGTGAAACACTCTGTGAAACATACCCAAAACCAATAAAATTATCGAGGGATTGCTAGCACTAGCGTGGGTAGCCCCCCTGTCCCTTGCCACCCCTAAGTCATTGATTTTTTTATCTCAACTGTTCCCTTTGCAACCCTCACCGAGACCGGCGGCACCACTTAAACGCTCCCCGTCCTGCCTACCCGTTGGTTTACCCCGTATATATGCCCGTGGGTGTCCGCGTTGTTTATGGGGGATAACAAACTCTGGCCTCCATACTGAAAACTTTCGGAAAACCGGTACGTCTGGGTCGTGATATATAGCCACTATGGACACGATAGAAAAACCCAATCCCCAGTGGCGGCAAGACCTTAGGGTATTTTCTGGGCATACCGGCGGTAAGCTGTCGTGGTGGCAAAAAAAAGCCCGCACAAGGCGGGCAAATGAGGGAATGGTAGTCTTAGATTCCTTCGGAAGTTCCAACGATTGCGGCGGTATCCATGCGGCCAAGAAGACCGGCAAGATCCTTCG